TCCATGAGATGTAAGTTTAAATTAAAAAATGGAGATTGGATGTATGGTGTATATCTTTTTACAGTCGATAGTGCCCATCCTGATTTTAATACTCTTGATACTGGCTTTTCCGAAGATGTTGAGGACCATAAGTCTTATAATTTTGTTATGTGTGATAACGGTCAGTTTGCTGCTCAACCAAATAATCGGTTAATTATATTAGAGCCAAGTAGTAATCCTAAAGAATTAAAGATGCCAGACTTTAAGGTGGCAACAAAACGATGGTCAGTTGAAACTGATCCTAAATGGGCATTAGGAAATACCAACACAGTAATGTATGAGTGATATTGTAATTTCTAAACTGAATGAAGTTTATACCAAGATAACTTGTGAAAAACATATTGCAAAAGAGTTATCGGAGTATTTTACTTTTTTTGTTCCTGGTTATCAATTTGTTCCAGCATATCGTAATCGTATATGGGACGGCAAGATAAGGCTGTTTGATTTACGAAACAATACCATCTATCGTGGACTTCTTTATTATGCAGAAGAATTTTGTAAAGAAAGAAATTACACATACGAATACCAAGATAGTTTGGATTTTGAAGATGAATATTCTAAGTATCATGCCGAAAAGTTTATTAAAGAATTAAATCTCCATTCTCGTGGTGAACCAATTGAGATACGAGAACATCAAACTGATGCATTTATTCATGCCATGCAAAAACGCCGAGCGTTATTGGTTTCACCAACGGCATCTGGTAAATCTCTAATCATCTATCTAATCTTTCAGCAACTATACAAATATCAAAACTTAAAAGGACTTGTAATTGTTCCAACCACTTCTTTGGTTGAACAGTTATATTCAGACTTTGCCGATTACAACAACGATAATATGGAACCATATCTTCATCGGATCTATCAAGGCAAAGAAAAAGAATCTGATAAACCTTTAATTATTTCTACATGGCAATCATTATACAAATTACCAAAAGAATACTTTGAACAGTTTGATTATATTATTGGTGACGAAGCACACCTTTTCAAAGCACAATCTCTTACCACCATACTCACATCCTGTATTAATGCTAAATATAGGATAGGTCTTACAGGTACATTAGATGGTACCAAAACACACAAATTGGTGTTAGAAGGTTTGTTTGGGCCAGTTCGTAAGGTAATTACCACTAGAGAACTAATTGACAAACAACAAGTTTCAGATTTTGAAATTAAATGCCTAGTTCTCAAACATGATGATGAGATTTGTCTGCACATGAAAGACAAAAGTTATCAAGAAGAAATACAATATCTAATTGCTAATGAAAATCGAAATAAATTCATTAAGAATCTTGCAGTTAGCTTAGGCAATAATACATTAATATTATATCAAATGGTTGACAAACATGGTCAAATCCTGTATGATATGATTAAGGACACCAAGAATATTGGTGATAGAAAAGTATTCTTTATTCATGGTGGTGTAGATACCAATGATAGAGAAGAAGTTAGAAGAATTATGGAGATAGAAAATGATGCAATTGTCGTTGCTTCTTTTGGCACTTTTAGCACTGGTATTAATATTAGGAATCTGCATAACATTATTTTTGCGTCACCGTCAAAAAGCAGAATACGCAATTTGCAAAGCATTGGAAGAGGCTTACGACAGAGTGAAGGAAAAACAAAAGCAGTCCTCTACGACATAGCCGATGATTTACGATATAAAAAACATATGAATTTTACATTAAAACACTTTGTTGAACGAGTTAAGATTTACACGGAAGAGAAGTTCCCATTCAAAATATATAAAATAGGACTAAAAAAATGAATACAATAAAGATAGTTCGTTTAAAGAATGGTGAAGATATTATTGGTAACCTGAACCTAATTAATGACGAATATGAGATTATGGAACCTATGTCGGTTAATGTTGTTATGAAAGGCCAAGAAAGTGGTTTAGTCATGTCACATTGGTTACCAGTTCAACTAATTAAAAAGAATGAGATTAAAATTAATTCTCGTGATGTGCTTACTGTGATTGAACCCAATGATGAGTTTGCAGAATACTACACAAATACCGTAGAAAAGATTAAGATGTTGTTGAAGGCAAAAAACACTGCTGATGAAATGACAGATGAAGAAATTGAAGATATTATGGATGCTATGGAAGATGGTGATGGACAAACACTACATTGATTTAAATATTAACTTCATAGGGGAACACCGAGGACTATACACTCTGTCAAGCCCTTTGTCAACAACTTTTTATGGTATATTTTATGGCTAAGCAAAAACATTATATAAACAATGAAGATTTTCTCAAGGCACTGGTAGACTACAAGGCAGCTTGTAAACTGGCAAAGAAAGAAAAACGAACACCTCCAGCAATTCCAAACTATATTGGTGAATGCTTTATGAAGATAGCAGAAGGTCTATCACACAAACCTAACTTTATAAACTATACCTATCGTGATGAAATGATGTCAGATGGTATTGAAAACTGCCTACAATACTTTGATAACTTTGATCCAGCCAAATCTAAGAATCCATTTGCTTACTTTACACAGATTATATACTTTGCCTTTCTACGAAGAATCTCCAAAGAAAAGAAACAACTCTATGTTAAGTATAAAGCCACAGAACAAATGGGTATCTTGGATGAATTTGAGTTAATGGAGTTTGAAGATGGTACGTCCAAACAGTTTGAACTGTATGATAATATTGCCGAGTTTATTGAAAACTATGAAGATGCCAGAAAGGTAAAGAAAGACATTGCAACGGCAAAGAAAACAAAAGGGCTTGAAAAATTTTTAGGAGAGTAGTATAATGTATAAAGTAACTTATTACCCAACAGAAAAGAAAGACACCGTTTTTTTTAAATGGTTTAAAACATTAAAAGAATCAACCGATTTTGTGAACACCTTAAATGTGCCAGAATCGATAATTGAAATTAAATATTATGACCCAAATGATCCAAATCAACCAAAACCACCTACTACGCATATTTAAACAACTGACTTTATTATGAAAATTGCAATTATAACTGACCAACATTTTGGTGCTCGTAATGATTCGATACATTTCTTAGATTATTATGAAAGATTCTATTCTAGCACTTTCTTTCCAACTCTTGAAGAACACGGCATTGATACTGTTCTTATTTTGGGTGATACATTTGACCGTAGAAAGTATGTAAACTTTTATACACTCAAGCGTGCCAGAGAAATGTTCTTTGACAAACTATATGCCAAAGGTATTCAAGTTCATATGTTGGCTGGTAACCATGACACCTATTTTAAAAATACCAATGAAGTAAATTCAGTTGATTTATTGTTACAAGAGTATAGTAATATCAATGTCATATCTTCACCACAGACAATTCATTTAAAATATAGTGATACTGATTATGATATCTGTATGATACCATGGATTTGTCCAGAGAATTACAATAACAGTTTGGCAGAAATTGAAAACACATCGGCTGACATCTGTATGGGTCACCTTGAGATTGCTGGTTTTGCAATGCATCGTGGTATGCCAAGCCAAGAAGGATTAAATCGTGAATTATTCAGAAAGTTTGATTTTACTTTTAGTGGTCACTATCATCATAGGAGCTCAGCTGATGGCATACACTATCTTGGAAACCCGTATGAACTCACTTGGCAAGATTATAATGACACTAGAGGTTTTCATATTTTTGACCTTAGCACTCGTGACCTTACTTTCATAAAGAACCCAAATGTAATGTTTCATCGTATTTTATATGATGATAAAGAAAACAGTATTACCGAAATCACCAGTAAAGACCTTAGCAAATATACCAATACCTATGTTAAAGTGGTGGTAATCAACAAAACAAACCCCTATCTGTTTGACAAGTTCATGAATAACCTGTATAATGTTAATCCTGTCGATATTACCATTGCCGAGGACTTTACAGACTTGACAGAAGGTGTAGAAGATGATATGGTTGACCAAGCAGAAGATACCATTACTATTATTAATAAGTTTGTAGATGGTATTCAAGAAGAACACATTGATAATGAAAAGCTAAAAACGGTAATGCGTGAATTATATGTTGAGGCATTAAACGAAGAACAGGCATGATTAAATTTGAAAAAGTTCGTTGGAAGAATTTTCTTTCAACAGGATTAAACTTTACTGAAATTAACTTACAAAGGTCTCCAAATACACTTATCATTGGCAACAATGGTGCAGGTAAATCTACAATACTAGATGCCTTGTGTTTTGGTTTGTTTGGTAAACCATTTCGTAAAATCAATAAACCACAATTACTTAATTCCATCAATCAACAAGATTGTATAGTTGAGGTTGAATTTTCTATTGGTAAAAAACAATACAAAGTAATTCGTGGTATTAAACCAAATACATTTGAGGTCTATTGTAATGGTGTGATGGTTGACCAAGATGCCAAAGCCAAAGACTACCAAGAACACTTAGAAAAGTTTATTCTCAAATTAAATTATAAATCGTTCACTCAAGTTGTTATTTTAGGTTCTGCTTCGTTTGTTCCATTTATGCAACTATCTCCAGCCGATAGACGAGCAATCATTGAGGACTTATTAGACATCCAAATCTTTTCGTCAATGAATGGTGTTGTCAAAGAAAAGATGGCCGTTATTAAAGATACCTCTACCAAAAACAAGTATGAAATGGATTTAACTTCTGAAAAGATTAACTTTCAAAAACAAAGTATTGAAGAACACAAGAAACATAATGATGCCGAGATTGAAAAGAAACAAAAAGATGTTTCTAATTCAGAAGAACAAATAACACAGTTAACCAAAGATATTGGGCTGATTCAAAAACATATTGATGTATTGAACAGTAAGATTTCGGATCAAATGGCCATGCAAAAAAAGAGTGGCAAATTGGTTCAGTTGGAATCTAAACTAGAATCTCGTTTAAAGAAAATTGAAAAAGAAGTAGGATTCTACCACGATAATAGTGATTGTCCTACTTGTAAACAAGGTATTGACCAAGAATTTAGAGAAGAACAAATCACCACTTTAAACAATACTAAAGTTGAAGTTAATGACGCACTAACGGATATATCTAAACAAATTGCCGAAACAAGTGATAGAATTGATACGATACAGAAAATAGTTCAACACATACAGTCACACAACAACGAAATAGTTAAACATAATTCTACCATTACAGCGGTAAATAGTTTTATTAAAAAATTAAATGGTGAGATTAATGAACTGTCAAATCGTAAAGATAATTTAGAAGAAGAAAATGCCAAGTTAAAAGAATTGCGAGCTGAATTGGCTGTATTAATTACCAAACAAGAAACATTGGCCACAGAGAAACAATACTATGAATTTGCTGGCAACTTGTTAAAAGATACTGGCATCAAAACCAAAATCATTCGTCAATACTTACCTATTATGAATAAGTTGATTAATAAGTATTTGACTGCCATGGATTTCTTTGTAAACTTCAACATCAATGAATCGTTTGAAGAAACAATTAAATCAAGACATCGTGATGAGTTCTCATATGCCAACTTCTCAGAAGGTGAGAAGATGCGAATTGACTTGGCTCTATTGTTTACATGGCGACAGATTGCCAAATTAAAAAACAGCACCAACACCAATCTATTAATACTTGATGAGGTATTCGATTCATCATTAGATGGAGTTGGCACAGAGGAGTTTTTAAAGTTGATTCATGAGATGGGAAATGATACCAACATTTTTGTTATATCCCATAAGGGTGACCAGTTGTTTGATAAATTTAGGTCAATTATTAAATTTGAAAAGAAAAATAATTTTAGTCAGGTGGCAAAATGAGTGATACAATAGTCTTTGATACAGATGCGGCGGTACAAAATCAACCTATAATGCGTCAGGTAAAAACCTTTGCATTGGTACCAGAAAATCATCCAACACTACATGAAGTTTTACCAGAATTTGATTTTAGTAATCCACCAATAAGTCCAAATGAGTTTGCCTCCACATTGGTCGAAACCTGTAAATTAAATAAAGGTATTGGATTGTCTGCCAATCAATGTGGATTTAAACATCGAGTATTTGTAATGGGTGCTGGTGATGAATATGTGGCATTCTTTAATCCAAAAGTCGTTTCTATGTCTGATGAGATGGCATTAATGGATGAAGGTTGCCTTTCTTATCCTTTACTCTCATTAAAGATTAGTAGACCAAAAGAAATTATGGTTGAATACCAAGACTTCAATGGTGAAATTAGAAATACCAAATTAACTGGTATATCTGCTCGTTGTTTTCTCCATGAGCTTGACCATATGAATGGAATCGTGTATACTAGCCGTGTTAAACCTTTGGCATTTCAAATGGCTATGAAGAAGCGAGATAAAATGTTTAAGATGGTTAAGAAAATGCAAAAAAACTTGGCAAAGATTAAAAAATAATGGCAACACCTATTGAGTTTGTAGAAAAACAATGGCAAGACTGGCAAGATAAAAATCCTGCCGATAGCTTTGAACATATTGATGAAGAGCATATGAAGAAAGTCCTTGTTGAGGATTTAACATATGCTTCTCAAATGGATGTTCGTGAATATACTTTATATCAAAAGTGGTGTGAAGTGAAAGAGAGATATCCTGTTCATGAGGTATCTACACTATTTGGTAATGAAATTCAAATGGTTAATCCTCAACAAGAAGAACTAATTAAAGAAGTTAAATCCAATTTTTGGATGCCAAAAGAACCTGACGATTTTGATAAATTAAAACCTGTTATGGTTCTTTCAAATGGTCCTGATGCCGAAAGATGGAATGCCATTCGTACCTTTTCTTCTACAATGAAGAATAATTCTAATATTGGTCGTAATCTATTTTATGTTTTAACTGATGAAGTAACAGGTAAATATCTTGGTGTTATCTGTATCTCCTCAGACTTCCTGGACTTGACTCCGAGAGATAACGCAATCGGATGGTCGAGAGATGTTAAGACACAGCAACATATGATTAATCATACAGCGATTGGATCCACCATCGTTCCGTTACAACCACTTGGATTTAATTATATGGGTGGCAAATTATTGGCATTGATGTGTTTATCTGATACGGTTCAGAAAGATTGGAAACGGCAGTATGGTGATGTTCTTGTTGGTGTTACCACAACATCATTATATGGCAAAACCAAAGCTGGTGGATTATCACAATATGATGGACTAGAACATTGGACACCTATGGGATTCTCCTCAGGTTCTGTTGCGTTTGAACCTAGTAGAGCAACCAAAAAAATAGTGTTTGATTGGATTAAAGAAAAACATACTCGTAAATATTTTGAGTGGTGGGATGCCAAAAATCCACAAGGACTGCCACTCAAGCGTGACCATAAAAATCGTTCATTGAACTTTGCATATTCTAAACTGCAAATACCAAAAGAACTGATTCGTACCGAACATCAACGTGGAATCTATTTTTCTCCTTTGTATAATAACACAAATGAATTTTTGAGAAAAGAAATCACAGAAGATAAACTGGTAAAGTCGTTTGATACCAGTGAAGAGGCTTTGAGTATTATTTGGAAAACCAAATATGCCAAAGGAAGAATTAGGCAATTACAGAAAAAAGGTAATGTTTCATATGAAACACTTTTCTATGATGACCTAATCAAAATGTCTTGGGAAGAAACCAAGGCAAAATATCTGCCACAAGTTGGCAGATAAACAAGTATACCATCAATATGCTTGACACACACACATATATAATGATATGATGTGAGAACTTGCTTAAGGCAAGGATTTATTAACTTTACTATGGAGTATTACAATGAGCAAATTATCTGCTAAAGAAAAGATGTTGAATGCCTTACAACAACCTTCTGGTTACAACACTTTTACTGTCAAACAAGCCCAACGCCGTTTCGGCATTACCAATGTTACCGCCCGTATTGACGAACTCCGTCAAGATGGTCATGTAATCTACACAAACAAAAAAGTTGTAGATGGTAAGAAAGTTGCTTTCTATCGTATGGGTAAACCAACCAAATCTATGGTTCGTGCCGCATACAAAGGTGGTTTTAGTTATACTGCCTAATAAGCTTTAGTAGGGAGGTCCTCAAAAAGGACTCCCTTTTTTTATTCTCGGAGAACAAATGGAAATTTCAATTAAAAAAGAAGAACTACAAACAAAAAGCCTATTTGTAGCTACACCCATGTATGGCGGTATGAATCATGGTCTATATATGAAGGCCTGTTTAGATTTACAGGGATTATGTTATCAGTATGGTGTGCAGATTAAATTTTCATTTCTTTTCAATGAATCATTGATTACTCGTGCCAGAAATTATTTGGTTGATGAATTCATTCATCGTTCAGAGTGTAGTCATATGCTTTTCCTTGATTCGGACATTTCATTTAATCCACAAGATGTAATTGCTTTATTGGCACTTGACAAAGAAGTTTCTGGTGGTCCTTATCCAAAGAAAGCAATCAAATGGAAATCTGTTAAGAAAGCATTAGAAAGAAAACCGGATATGGAAGCACAAACACTAGAGAAAGTTACTGGTGATTATGTGTTTAATCCTGTCAAAGGCACCGCACAGTTTTCAGTAACACAACCATTAGAAGTATTAGAAATTGGTACTGGCTTCATGATGATTAAGCGTGAAGTGTTTAAGAAAATGGAAGAAGCATACCCAATGATTCGTTACAAACCAGACCATGTTGGCCAAGCCAATTTCGATGGCACACGATACATTCATGCTTTCTTTGATACAGTCATTGATACAAAAGATAGTATCGTTGGTGGCGGCTCGGATCGTTACCTGTCAGAAGATTATATGTTCTGTCAGATGTGGCGTAAGATTGGTGGTTCAATTTGGTTGTGTCCATGGATGAGAACATCACATATTGGCACATATCATTTCCAAGGAGATATGCCTGCTGTGGCTAATTTTGTAGGAGAAATGTAATGAGTGGTGTAAACGGACCTTATGGTTACAAGATTGCAGATGAAGTTAAATCTTCTCAAAATGCAACCACAGGTGGCCGTAAGTTTGATGGTGGTAAATTACAATATGGTTTAATTCCACCTCTTGCACTTAAAGCAACAGTAGAAATCCTTACTTTTGGTGCAGAGAAATATGAACCAGACAACTGGAAATTTGTTCCTGATTCCAAGCGTAGATACTTTGATGCCATGCAACGGCACTTATGGGCTTGGAAAGAAGGAGAACAAAACGATCCAGAAACAGGTAAAAATCATTTGGCACATGCAATGTGTTGCCTAATGTTTTTGTATGAGCATGATGTTAAGTATTCCAAAGAATAACTTGACAATGTATTTTGAATGTAGTATTATTAAATTTTACATAATGGAGATTTAAATGAAGTTAACCAGTGAAACACTATCCGTATTAAAAAACTTTGCCAGTATCAATCAAGGTATCGAGTTTAAAAAAGGCAATACAATCCGTACCATGTCATCCGGCAAAACTGTTCTTGCCAAAGCCACATTGAAAGATGAATTTCCACAAGACTTCTGTGTATATGATTTGAATCAATTCTTATCGGTTCATTCTATGTTTGATAACACCGAAATCGAATTTGATTCTAACCATGTGATTTTCAAAAGTGGTGCCAAAAAATCAACTAAGTATCGTAAGACAGCCAAAGAAATGATTGTCACCGCACCAGAGAAAGAATTGAGTTTACCATCGGTAGATATTTCTTTTTCTCTAACAAAGGAAGATTTTGCTGACATTCTAAAGAGTGCAGGTATTCTTCAATCACCACATATTGCCGTTGAATCAGATGGTAATAAGGTTAAACTAACTACCTTTAATGCCAAAGACGATTCAGCACACACAAATTCTATTGAAGTTGCTGATGGTACAGGCATCAAATTCAAAATGGTGTTCTTAACAGACAATTTAAAAATGATTCCTGGTGCCTATGATGTAGAAATCTCATCAAAAGGTTTGGCTTCATTCAAAAACAAATCAGTTGATATTCAATATTGGGTTGCAACTGAGTCCAAAGAATCTAAGTTTGGAGAATAATATGTTAGTATATTTTACAGATGCAACTAATCAACAAAAAGTTGCCATTAATCCAAAGTATGTTGTTGTGGTATTTGTTTTGCCTGATGGTGATATGAAAGGTAAAACAGTAGTCGGATTAACTAATGGTAATATTGTTGTAGAAGAATCACAGATTGATGTTGTTGGTGTTCTGCAAGGCCAAATTGAGTAGTATTTTTGTTGTATATTATATTATGGAGTATGTGAAATGGAACATTTATTATGGGTCGAAAAGTATCGACCAGCTAGAATAGAAGATTGTATTCTTCCAGATGCAATCAAGGAAACTTTTCAGGAGTTCGTTAAGAGAAAAGAAATACCAAATCTTCTTTTATCTGGTACGGCAGGTGTTGGAAAAACAACAGTTGCTAAAGCATTGTGTAATGAGGTTGGTTGCGATTACATTATCATCAATGGCTCTGACGAGTCTGGCATTGATGTCCTTCGCAATAAAATTAAAAACTATGCTTCATCAGTTTCTCTTTTGGGTGGCAGAAAAGTTGTCATCATTGATGAGGCTGATTATCTTAATCCCAATTCAACTCAACCGGCTTTACGGGGAGCCATTGAAGAATTTGCATCAAACTGCTCATTCATCTTCACTTGCAATTTCAAAAATCGTATCATTGATCCAATCCATTCCCGTTGTTCTGTTATCGATTTTAAAATCAACGGTTCTAAACCAAAAATGGCTGCACAATTCTTTAAGAGAGTTGAAGGCATATTGCAACAAGAGAATATCGAATATTCAAAAGATGTTGTCGCAGCCGTCATCACGAAGCACTTTCCTGACAATAGAAGAATTCTTAACGAACTTCAGCGATATTCAGCTTCTGGTTCAATTGATAAAGGTATGCTTTCTAGTGTTAGTGATATACAACTTGCTGATTTACTTCGGGCACTAAAAGACAAAGACTTTGCATCAGCTAGGAAATGGGTCACCAATAATCTCGACAATGACCCAGCCAGAATCTTCCGTAAACTATACGACAGTTTATATGAATCGTTGAAACCACAATCTGTTCCACAATTGGTTTTGATTCTTGCTAAGTATCAATATCAGGCTGCCTTTGTGGCCGATTCTGAGATTAATCTGATTGCTTGTTTGACAGAGATTATGGTGGACTGTGAGTTCAAATAATGCCAGATTTATTCAAAGAAATAATACCATCCATACTAACAACTAAGAAGTCTGTAATACACGATGACATTGATGCAAAAGACTATACTCCTTTTGTGGTCAACCGTGCCTTGTCATATCATATGGATTGTGTTCTATATGCCAACGAGATGAACCTTTATCCAGAGTTGGAAAAAGACCTTCAATATCAATATCTTCTAAATACCATCAGGTCAATGAAACGGAAATTTCAACCGTGGCAGAAATCAGAGACCGATAAGAACATAGATTGCGTAAAGGCCTATTTCGGTTACTCTAATCAAAAGGCTAAAGAAGCTTTGCGTATTCTTAATGATGAACAAATCGCTGAAATAAAAAGAAGAACAGATAAAGGCGGAACATGATTAATATTACAGATTTAGTTGAAGTGACTTTGAATGAACAGGATGATTTCCTCAAGGTCCGTGAAACACTTACACGAATTGGTGTTGCTTCCAAAAAAGAACAAACATTATTCCAGTCGTGCCATATACTACATAAAAGAGGTCAATACTATATTGTCCACTTTAAAGAATTATTTGCCTTAGATGGCAAACCAACTGATATTACCGAAAATGACTTGTCCCGTAGGAATGCCATAGTAAAACTATTGGAAGATTGGGGCCTGGTAACTGTTGTTCGGAAACAACAGATTGAAAATCCACCACCTATTTTCCTTAGTCAAATTAAGATTCTTTCCCATAAAGAGAAAGATGACTGGCAATTAGTACCAAAATATAATATTGGTAAGAAAACACAAGACTATTGACAAGTTGTATAAATAATAGTATACTTATGGTGCGGTGCTCAATGAGGCCGCAATTTTTGATAACTCGCTTAAAAACAAGGAGAACTAAGCATGACTACAAGTCTATTACCAAGTCTATTTGACTTTCATAAATCGTTGGATCCATTCACCGTTGGTTACGATAAATTCTTTAAGGATATTGAAGAAGTAACCAAAAACGTTGCCAAGAATGTTCCATCGTATCCCCCATACAATATCAAACAAGTAAGCAAAAACAAGTATGTCATTGAAATGGCAGTTGCTGGTTTTGCCAAGTCTGATATTGAAGTAACTCTTGAAGGTAATAAATTGGTCATCAAAGGTTCTGCAAAAGAAAATGAACTTAAAGAAGAAGAAAATTTCTTGTTTAAGGGAATCGCTAACCGTGATTTCACACGTTCATTTACATTGGCTGACAAGATTGAAATTGGTCAAGCCGAAATGGTAAATGGTATGTTGCGTGTATGGTTAGAAAATCTTGTGCAGGCTCAAGATGCCATTAAAAAGATTACCATCAAGGAAAAGAAAGATGACTAACTGGTGGCCCGTAACCGATGAGGAATGGGAACAGTTGAATTATCCAAAATTTCGGTAATAATATAGGGGGTTATTGACAACCCCCTATTCTTATGTTATAATTATATCATGAAAAAAGTGAAATCTACCCTCAAAAAAGTCCGTGCCAGAAATGGTACGGATATCTTCTATACATATTCTCATTGGCCAATTGAAGAAATTGATGGCCAAAAATTTATTCCTGTTGTAAAACAAATGCCTGATCCGAAAAA